GGACCACCTAACCTAATTCTCCGGCGGAGAAGACGTGTATCTCGAAAGAGAGGCGGCTTCTTTACCTAGTTCCTCCCCTACCCTCAGTTGTACCTCCGAGACAAAGCAGTCTACAATGTCCCTACTGTCGTTACCCAGGCAACGAACACCCTGCAATTTAGGCAAGAATACAACCTACTTGCGGCAAGTTTTCGGCGCAGACGCTTCAAACACTGATCCTGATGCCCAGGACCTAAGCCAGTTCCCATCTCTATGGTATTGGCAAGTTAGTAAGTTAATTCTTACTAGACTATCAGATAGGTTTCAGAGGCTGATTCGAAATCAGCTTACCCCCATCCGCATCATCCGGATTCCTCCTTAACCTCAATGGGCAGCGCGGCGTGCTGTTATGTTCTAGAACATAACTTCGCTCGATACAGCCTTGACAAAATCAACATGTTGCGTTAAAGTAGCCAACATGTCCACGTGAATCCACACCCTCTTCCCTTTCTGCGGTCTCGTGCGTCCAAACACGTGACTATTCTTCCGAATGAACACCCATCTCCATAATTCAGATCTGGACAACTTTAACATTGACCTTATCTTCTTTATTCCCCTATAGTGGTTTATGCCATAGGGGCTGCAACCCTCGCGGATTACAGTAAAGAGGGCGTCTTCATCGAAATTCTTTCGGTCAACCGGTTCGGTCCAGTTAGAGTGAAGTAGTGCGGCGTTAAACCGTTCTTCACCCTCACGAGTCATTTCAGAGCTAACTCGTTCCTTACTGACCTTCACGAACCCAGAGGGTACTCCACTGTCCACCAAAACAGGGAGTGGTCGCTCTTGATCTGTCTCTAGATAAAAGAGTTCCCGATGCCAGAGACCTACGTCCCTCAACATACCCTCATCCGCACATAACCCCAACCCCCTTGTTATGGATCTCCTCGATGCGTGGACAGCTTTCTCATTCTGCCGGAGGAAGAAAGAGCGAACTACACTCTTCCTCTCACCTCCCATCGAGACTGAACTTGAGTAGTACCTACTATTCAAGCTCAGAACTTTCTCGGCTGTAGTGCTAGAAGACCAAATTGCTTTAGCCCTAACAAAACCCACTCCCCTGGCTCTCTTCGTCAAGCCCTCGTAAAGGCAAGAATTCAGAGTAAAGAATCTAGGATTCTTCATGGTTTTTCCAGGAGAGAGGACGAGACCTCCCTTAGCTACATCACGCTCCCACTGTTTTGCAACAGCAGGCGTCGCACGAAAAACGATATCGTCGCCATTCACTCGCACAGGGATACTCCGAGAAGGATCCGAATAACGAGTAGAATACCGAAACGTAATGTAGTTTACCAGGCATAACAAAGGGAAAGACGTTACGTCTCCCATCAACTGCCCCCTACGACGAGCGTAGGTAACACCGTCATATTCAAGTTGGGACTCAAAATACAACGCGCGAGCGTGCTCCTTGATCCCCTCCGGGATAGACAAGGAACTCTCAAGCAGTTCATCAAGTATTGCGCGCTGAAGGACTAGATTTAAATTGTCAGTGGCGGATTCGTAATCGCCACTCATAAAGATTTCACCGTTGACTCTATAGAAATCTTTAAATTTACTAGACTTTGCGTCTCCCCGCAACAACCACTTGAATCGGGAAATATGGTTATATGCTGCTTTGTGGAGAGCGATTAAGGACCTATCGACCCGAGGGCCGGCAGATACTATCCTCCACTTTCCACCCGTCTCCACAGCACTAACCTTCGAAGCGCGACGGGGTAAGCAAGTTGCACTAGTCAAGGCATAAGAACAGAACTCAGATCTTAGCCAACGAGACATAACGTCCAACCCACGACCCCCACCTGCCTTTCTTCCCGCCTCAGCACAAGCCGAGCCGGTTAAGACACTTGTACAGACAATATTCGTGTAAGACGAATCCCAGCCGGTTCGAAATAACCTCCGAACTTCGTTCCTCGCAAAGAGAAGGAACTTAGGATCCGGCGGGGGCTGAGTCTCCCCCATCTTACACAAATACGCCAATACGTCAGGCTTCGATTTCGGGATGACCTTCCGAAACAAAAAGAGAGAATGCGCGAGACCAAAACGATCTCGCGCGGAAAGACTAGAAACGACAGTCTTCCAAGGATGTGTACCGTCCCCCTCGATAAGCCCTGTACAGAACTTACCAAGTTCGTTTAAACATGTAATGTGAATTGGATAAGGCAAAACTACACCATATAGTTTTGTTAACATCCCTAAAAATTCACGAAACCTGCCGGAAACGGTTGATTCTCGTAAGCATGCCACACGATTGCTCGAATTACAGACACACACCATCTCTCGCGAGTTATAGACTCGAAAA